TAGCGATTGCAGAGTTTACCCTTTCAGCGAGAGCCGCCTCACGATCAGAGAGCAGCGACGACCAGCGAGAGACCTCCTCCTCGGAGAAGTCCGGAGCAGAGCCACAGGCGACAGCCTCCTCGAAGCGATGCAGCTCATCGGGAGACATCACGCACATGAACCGCTCAAGGTCGAGGATGCGCTGCACATGGGAGAAGACATCGCGACGGAGGTCGCCGACCTTTTCCTCATCCAACATTTGCCCTTGACCCAGCAGCAGCCACCGAGCATTGATCTCCGGGAACGCCTCCAAGATTTTAACGACAGGCTGCAGCCCGAAGTTTTCACCACGCAAGAGTTTACCAACATACTGGGGAGTCCAGCCGAACAGCTTAGCAAAAGCCACCTGCCGACCCCCGGTTTTATACTTGATTATATCCAAAAGCCTACTATTCATTGATTTAGCGTTTAATTGGCGCGTGTCGCCTCGTTTTGCTCCGGGTGGAAGAAGTACACAGCCGAAGCCACAAAAGCGGCGTAACGCGAAATTTCAGTAAAATAACTCAAAGCACAAGACGGACGAAGAACCACCAACCTAATATAAGGTATTACTTCCCAACTTCCAAGAGGGCGAGCAGACGATCGATTTGCTCGTCCTTTTTTTCGAGCAACGAAATAAACTTATCAGTCACACGCCCGACTTCAGAATTCACATTGTTTCCACACCCGGCAACCGCCGTACCGTTATCATGGGCGACAGCAGACCCGGCAGGGAGGTCGTAGAAAAGGCAAATACTTTTGTTGGTGACACGAGCGATGTCTTCAACAAGCCCGGTCTTCACGTCATCGGATTTCAGAGCAGAGTGCAGCCGCTGATCCCCTTCGAAACCAAGCAGGCGAGCCACCTCGCTGAGAGTAAGCCCCTCAGCCTTCAGAATTTCTTTAATTTTTTGACCTTTCATAAGTCTTTGATTATTAGAGATTTGTGGTTTTGAATAAATTTTTCCGAAAAAAATATCGAAAAAACAAGCAAAATTGTTTGGTAGTTCCAAACAAAAGTGTTTACTTTGCAATCGAAAACGGAAACGAAACCGTACAAAGATACGAAAAAAGAAACGAAATCGAAATAAACCGAAAAGATTATGAACGAAAAATTTAACAACATGAGCCGCGAGGAAGCCATAGAGCTACTCAAGGAGATAGCCGACTGGACAGAACAAAGCATCTCATACCTAAGCACCAGAACCGACTGGGCAAGAGGATACCGAGATGGAATCTTCCAAGCAAAGGACATCGTAAGAAACATCATTAACAAATAAACCATACAGCTATGCTACAGAAAGAATTTGAAGACCGCATCGGTCGCAGCGTGACATTCACCGAGTACGAAACAGCCAACGGCTTATACATGGCAGCCGGGAACATGGACAAGGACGAGTTCTGCGCAGAGTACAAGAGACTCATCGAGAACAGCCCACTGGCACGCGAGCTGGAGAAGACAATCGCCCAGCTCAAGACAGAGAAGAACAACATCCAATGCCAGCTCCGCAGAGAGCAGCTCAACCGCGAGGGCGACGGACGCAGACTCCTCGGCATTGCACACGAGGTGCGAGAGGGAGGCATGGAAGCCAGCGCAGACCAGCTCGACGAATTCGGCGCATTCTTGGTAGGCGGACGAGGCAAAGCCATCCACGAGAAGCTCGCCAAGAGTTACGCCTTAACCAAGGAAGACCTCGACTACATCCAGAAGAACCTCGAATAAAACAGAGCAGCCATGGAACAGCAGATCTACATCATCCGGGTCAAGGAAAAGGGCAACCCGGACTGGATAGAGAGCTACTACGCAGGCAACCGCACCAAGGAACAGCTGATAGAGTTCTACGGATTGAACCAGCCGGATGTCGAAGCCTACCAGATACAGGTGCAGGGAACGCCGCTGGTTTACGGACGGATGCACGGCGCAGGAAGATAAAAGGGTCAGCCCAAGAGAGGGCGACCCTGCGGCAACAAGCCGCGAACCCCAACATTCGAAAGCCTCCCGATTTGCAAGCAGGGAGGCTACTGGGAGCGAGAGCATGAACGGTTAATGCCCAGCTGAAGTCCCACGAGAGACCACCGAGCTGCAGAGAGGGTTCGACACCCTCCGCCCCCACCATTTCAAACTAAATTTTTTCAAAATGGAAAAGAATTTAATCATAGGCAAAACAGCCATCAAGCAACAGGAACGCGAGGCTCGCGACTTAGCGATCTACCGCGACTACGAAGCAGCGGTCGCTGCCGGAAGTTACAAGACGGACGTAAACCGCAGCATCATGGAAAGATACGGCATCAAGAGCGTCGGCACGCTTTACATCATCCGCCGCAGGGTGCAGGAGAGATTAAATAACCAGCAAAACGCATACGCACAATGACAGCAGCAACGAGAACCAAGGTAATACAATGGCTCAACGCCGCATGGCTGGGCGCAATCGGGACGCTTGCATTTATGGTTCTGGCAGGCGACGAAGACCCGAACCACCCAATGGGCTTATTTGAATTTTTCGCAATCAAGGCAGCAGCCCTCGCGGTTTGCTGGGGAGTTTACAAGATTGGCGCGAAGCTCGAAGCAAAGGGGCTGACACCACCCTTCAAAGACCCCGAAGACGAGATGGAGGACTAAGCCATGACAGCAGAACTCCAACGACTCAACGACCGCCTCGACACCATAGAGAGGGCGACATTGCTGGGCGCAAAGAACATCCTCAACGTCGAGGAGGCAGCGATGCTCACCGGATACAGCGTCAAAGGCATTTACACCTTGACAAGCCGCCGCGACATCCCCCACTACAAGAAGAACGGAAAGCTCTACTTCCGGAAGAACGAGCTGGAGGATTGGATGACGGAACACCCGGTCAAGACCAACAGAGACATTAACAGCGCAGCGGAGACTTACACCGCCACGCACAAGTACAACAATTTATAATTTTTTCAACACAATGGAACAAGAAATCATTGAAATCAAGCAAGCCGAAGTGCTTCAAGCAATCGACCGCGCCGAAGTGGACATTCAGATTTCCACAGCCAAGCAGTACCCCAGAGACCTGCAGGTGGTGCTTAACAAAATCGCAACCTACGCCACCATGGACAAGGAGACAGCAGAGGACTGCTTCTACGTTCTACGCCGCAAGAACGACCGAGGACAGGACACGATCATCGAGGGATTGAGCGTCCGCATGGCGGAGATCATCGCCAGCGCATGGGGTAACATTCGCGTAGCCACCAGAATCATCGGCAACGACGGAAAGACCATCACGGCACAGGCAGTATGCCACGACCTCGAAAGCAATACTGCCATCACCAAGTGCGTACCACGCCGCATCACCAACAAGGCTGGTAAGACCTTCAGCGAGGATATGCAGGTGGTGACCGGGAACGCAGCAGCCAGCATCGCCTTCCGCAATGCTGTTCTTTCGGTGATACCCAAGGCAGTCACAAAGAAGATTATCAACGAGGTCAAGCGCGTAGCCCTCGGACAGAGCATCGACCTCGAAAGCAGCCGCCAGAACGTTATCGCCTACTACGGAAAGCTGGGCGTCAAGCCGGAGCAGCTCCTCGCATACCTTGGCGTGAAGACGGTCGAGGCAATCGACAAGCAAATGATCTTCGAGCTTCGCGCATTGCGCAACGCTATCGAGGAGGGAACGACCACGGTAAAGGAAACCTTCATCGACCAAGAGAAAGAGGCACAGGCGCAAGCAGAAGCCGTCAAAAAGGCAACCACAGCCAAGGATAAGGCAGCAGCAGCCATGGCAGCAGCCACCGGAGAAGCCCCCGTCAAACCAGCATCAGCTGAAGCAGAGGAAGTGGACACCGAGACAGGAGAAGTTAAACCCAAAAACAAGTAACGACAATGAAAGCGAACAACACCATCATACGCCCGGCAAGCCGCGAGGAGTGGCTGGAAGTCCGCAAGGGCGGAATCGGCAGCTCAGAGGTTGCCACCATCGTAGGACTTAACCCATGGGAGACCCCATACCAGCTATGGCGCAGGAAGACCGGACTGGATGCACCCAAGACAGAGAACGCAGCCATGCGCAACGGACACCACCTCGAAGACGCAGTCAGCCGGATGTGGAGCGACGCGAACCCGGCACGCGAGGTAATCAAGCGCAGCGCAATAGACTGGATCATCCGCGACAACGACCGCCCATACCTACAGGTTTCACCAGACCGAACCTTCTGGCTTGGAGAGAGCCGCAGCCCGGAAGCAAAGGGCATCCTCGAAATCAAGACCACCAGAATGAAAGTTGACCCGGAAGACCTTCCGAAGTACTGGTTCTGCCAAGTTCAGTACCAGCTCGGAGTTGCCGGATACCAGCAAGGCAGCCTCGCATGGCTCAGCGCAGGAATGGGCTTCGACTTCGGGTTCAAAGACCTCCAGTTCGTACCCGACTTTTACGACTGGTTGGTCGAGGAGATAGAACGCTTCTGGACGGACAACATCAAGGGCGGCAAAGAACCGGAAGCCGTCTCGGTGCAGGACGTGATGCTCAAGTACAACCGCCACACAGACGGCAAGACCATCGAGTGCAGCGACGAAGTATTTGAGGCATACAAGCAGCTCAAGGATGTCCGCAAGGAGCTGGACGCAATCGAGGAGCGCAAGAGCAGCCTCGAAGAGACCATAAAAATGGCGTTTCTGGACGCGGAATCACTCAGCTACGGAGGAGAGACCATCGCAACATGGAAAGCCCCGAAAGCGAGCGCAAAATTCGACGCAAAGGCATTCCAAGCAGCCCATCCAGACCTCGCCAAGGAATTCACCACAATGCAACAGGGCGCACGCCGCTTCTTGCTCAAATAACCGACAGGAGGAGACAGGACAATGATAAGCATATCGAACCAAGACAGAGACAAGGCAGTGGAGTACATCAGAGCATACGCAGCCTCCATAGACGAGCGCAAAACGCACTCAACGGTGGAGTACAACAAGAAGCGGATGGCTCTCAACCTTGCCGCCAAGCTGGAGCGGAAACACGCTGAAGCATTGCCCGGAAAAGCCCAAAACAATGCCAAAAAGTGATTATCATAAAAGCACAGCAGGCACAGTGACGTCAACATTCAACAGAACCAATTAAATCACCAACCAGCTCCGCGCACGGCAGGAACAACGAAAGAAGCCAGCGCAGAAAAGCCTAAACGCGGAGCGGTTTAATCCAAACAAATGATTACACTTCGAACTAATCAAGAAGAACCAATCAAAAAGGCGATAGCCTTCTTTCAAGAGAAGAAGCCGAAGCCAAGCCTCATCGTACTACCAACGGCATGGGGCAAATCGATATTGACAGCGTTTGTCGCAAAGCACAGTACAGACAAGCTCATCGTCCTCCAGCCAAGCAAGGAGCTGCTGGAGCAGAATTACCTCAAATATTGTACCCTTTGCGGAGACTTCGGATGCAACGCCGGGATTTACAGCGCGAGCTTCGGACGCAAGGAGATAGCGCAAATCACTTACGCAACCATCGGGTCAATCAAGAACCTCGGAGAGCAGTTCAAGAAGCTCGGCTTCACCAAGATGCTCATCGATGAGGCGCACCTTTACCCCAGAGAAGCCGACTCCATGCTGGGACACTTCCTGCAGGAGAGCGGCATCACGCACGTCCTCGGCATCACAGCAACCCCGGTCAAGCTCCAGACAAACCGCGACCGCAACGGCGAGACCTTCTCCAAACTGGTGATGCTGACCAGCCGCAGCAAAAAGGGAAACTTCTTCAAGGAGATCATCCACGTCGGACAGGTGCAGGAGATGGTGCGCCTCGGCTTTTGGAGCAAGCTCGACTACGAGGCGCAAGCCTTCGACGACACCCTCCTGCGTTTCAACACCGCCAAGAGCGAGTACACAGAAGACAGCGTCCAGAGAGCATACGACGCAAATGGCGGCACCTACGGCATCCTCAGCGCACTGAACCAGCACCACGATCGCAAGCACATTCTGGTCTTCGTACCTTCGGTAGCAGACGCACAACAGCTCGCAGCAGACTATCCCAACAGCGCAGCCATATACGGCGACATGGACAAGACAGAGCGCAACAACACCATCAACGACTTCAAGGAGGGAAAGATAAGGGTGATATTCAATGTCCGGGTGCTTTCAACAGGTTTCGACTACACCGGGATAGACTGCATCATCCTCGGCATTTCCACCGCCAGCATTGCCCTTTACTACCAGATAATCGGACGCGCAACACGTATTGACCCAGACAAGCAGGATGCCCTCATTGTTGACCTTGGCGGCAACGTGAAGCGTTTCGGCAGGGTGGAAGACATCACATTTGAGCAGGGCAAGTTGTGGCGGATGTTCGGCACAGGGGGCAAGCTCCTCAGCGGCATCCCCATCGACCAGATAGGCAAGTAT